GCTCTTATAGCCCTTGGCGGTCCGCTAGGGATTGTTTTTGGTCTGCTTGGTGCGGCGGCGGCGCGTTTTTTCATTCCGAGACAATGCAGGCGAAATGGAAACCGCCTCATATGATGCTGAATCAGGTGCTCTAGCGTTGGCCGAGGCGCTTGATAAAGTGACCGCTGGAGAGCCTGGATCTAGTGCTGCGGCTATCGCACTTGCAAACAACAATGTTAAACTTGCTGACAGCGCATATGAGGCTGCTACGGCAGAGCTGGCGAAGCGTAGGGCTATGCTGGGCGAGGCTGAAGCCGTGGCGGGCGGCGGCCGTTCTCGCAGGGGCGCAATACTGGGTAATGAGCGCCTAGTAAGTGAGGCAATAGAAGCCCAAACCGCAGCGGAGAGGGCACTGGCCACCGCTATCCGTGATCGCAAACTAGCATCTGAAGAAATTGCAATAACAATTCCTGTGGTAGCAGACAGAACAAACGATGCGACCGACGCGGCTGATAGCGCGGCAGAAGCTGCTGCGGCCTTGGCAGATGAAATGGACGCCATTACCACCGCATCGGGTGGTGGTTCGGGTGGCGGGGCCGCTGGCAACATTAAAGAACTAACCATTGAAATGACCGAAGCCGAAAAAGCAGCATTGGCATATGCAGACGCAATCGAGGGCATGGTTGTCAGCGGGATCGGGCGCGCGGTTGATTGGATGGTTGACGGGTTCAAGGGTGGATTCAAGGGGCTGCTCAACATCGCCAAGGACACGCTGAAACAGATCATCGCCTTTTACCTGAACAACCAGGTTATGCTGTCTTTGGGCATTGATGCTGCTGTTGGAGGGGCAGGCATCCTAAGCGGCTTGCTGGGCAGCTTTGGCGGCGGTGAGGGTATGGCAGGCCTTGCGGGCGGCACGGGCTTGCTTGGTGGGCTTGGTAGCACGTTGTCGGCAACACTTGGCACGGGCGGCGGGATTGGCGGTCTGTTCAGCATTGGTGCAAACGCGGCGGCGGCTAGTGGCGGGTTAATGGCTACCATTGGCGCGGCTCTGCCTATCATTGGTATTGGGGCGGCTGTGTTCTCATTCTTCAAGACCAAGACAAAAACAATCGACGAAGGAATCCGCGCAACGATTGACATGGAAGACGCCATGTTTCAATCGTTCAAGGAAATCGAAAAGTCGCGTTTCTTTGGCCTATCTAAAAAGCGGCGGACCACGTTTAGCGAAATGTCAGGGGAACAATCTGAGCCATTCCAAGACGCGGTTTTCGGCATCCGTGAAAGCGTCATTGGCGCAACCGAGTCGCTTGGCGTTTCCATTGATGTTTTTGACGGGTTCAGCCACAAGTTTGAACTATCGCTCAAGGGGCTAGACGAAGCCGCACGGCAAGCCGCGATTACAGAAGAATTTACGCGCATGGGCGACAGCCTGGCGAACCTTGTGCCTCACATCACCAGCATGAACGAGCTGTTTGCGGTGGCGGCCAACCGCGTGGCCTTGACGGATCGTTTATTGCAGGCTCAGGGCAAGACCGAAGAACTAACGGCCCGCATCCGTGACCGTGAAATGAACGCCACAAACAAGCTTAACAAGGCGAGGCTGGCCCAAGTGTTTGCCGCTGAGGACGCGGCCATTGCGGCTGAAAACGCGGCCATTGCGGCCGACGCGTTGGGGGAAGTCAACGGCTGGATGGGCAAATTCCGCCTGAGCCTTTACGACGTTTCCCTTGCGGGCGCTGAGGCAGCGTCGGCCTTTGTAGACCTGTTCGGATCGCTGGAAAACTTCAACGCTGTGTCACAGTCCTACTACCAAAATTTCTATACGGATGCGGAACGTATCGCTCGGGAAACGGAATTGCTTTCCATTGAAATGCTGGCGCTTGGGATTGATACCCTGCCATCCACGCGGGCCGCGTTCCGGGCGCTGGTGGATGAGGCTGACGCGCTGGGCGATAGCGGGCTGGTGGCGTCCTTGATGCAACTGTCGCCCGCCTTTGCCGAAATTACCGCAGGGGGCCACGCGTTGGGGGACAGCCTCCGCGCGCTGGTCAACGAGGATCTGTTTGCCACGGGGGCAGGATTATACGCGCGCCTTGTCGCGGGGCAGTACAGTCAGACGTTCACGCCCCAGCCAATCGGACGCAGAGTTGCGCGCAGAGATGCGGGCGCTTAACGTGTCAATGGAACGGCTTGTGTCATCGTCGGAAATCACGGCAGGCAATACTGGACGCGGGGCCGACACGGCAGACGATACGCTGGCATTCCAGTTGGAGCAAACGCTATGACGCTGAGGATCATTGAACCTTTCGCCATCACCGAGGGCAACATCGACAGCACAAACGTTGCGCTTGAAACGGCATGGACGGCGGGCACCTATACGCTTGGCGACGTGCGGCGGGTTGGTGAACGGTTGTTCGAGGTGAGCGCCGCCAGCACCACGCAAGAGCCGGGGCTGGCGGCCAGCACCGAATGGTTTGACGCAGGCCCGGCCAATCGTTATGCAGCGTTTGATCTGCAATTCGGGGCTGACAATTTCCGAGTGATTGACACCATAACCGAACGCGCGGGCAGCATCGCCTACACCCTGACCGGACTGCCGCGATTGTCGGCTATGGCTTTCTTTGGATTGCGTGCCACACAGATCACAATCGTCGGCACGCTGAACACGACCGGCGATGTGGCGGACGTGACGTATGATGTGCCCGACGCGACGTCATACGAAGGATCGTTATGGCGCTGGTTTTTTGCGCCTCAATCGCTTGAGCGGACATATACTACGTTTGACCTCAACATTCCAGCCGGCGCAACGGTGACTGTGACGATCACCAACTCAGGTTTCGATGCAGCGGTCGGCACGATTGCAATGGGGATCGCCGATGAATATGGCGACATAGAGGTAGCGTCCACGCGCGGGCTGCGCAGTCGGTCGGTCAAGAAAACCGAAGGCACGCTTACGTCGCTATTGCGCCGGACACCAGCGGCAAAGGTTGGTTATCGCGTCCACCTGAACGACTATGCCGCTGACCCGTTTTGGCGCACGATTAACGATCTGGACGGGGTGGCTGCGGTGTTTGCAGGACCTGATGACAACCCTGAGTTTTTGGCATATGGTTTCGTCAGTTCGTGCCAGACAGTCAGCGACGTTCGAGGCATGACAAAAGTTCAACTCGAAGTGGAGACGCTCTAATGACCGCGCCAGTAATCAGACAATTCACCGGAACAATCCCGGACAAGGGGCAGTCGCAGACCGCGTTTGACACAAATGTGGATGCGTTTCTCGACTGGCAGGCGCTGCAATTCGCGCCGGACTTGGTGGCGTTTGGGACGTTTGCCAACGATACGGCGGCGGCACTGGTGGCCGCAAACCTGCCGTCGTTGACTGGGCGGGCTTTGGACGCGGTGCGGGTAAACGCAGCGGCTGACGACGTTGAGTTTGCGAACGTGACGGCGGCGGGCTGGGCATTGCTGAACGCCTCTGGTTCAGCGCCTATGTATGCAGCCCGCGCGTGGGTGACTTTTAGCGGCACTGGCACGCCGTCAATTCGAGCAGGCGGGAATGTGTCCAGCATCACGGATAATGGTCCGGGCGACTATACGGTCAACTTTGCCACGGCAATGCAGGACCATTATTATTCGGCTCAAGTCACGATAGAAGATTATCCTGACTCTAATCTTTACTTTTGGCAACCCGCAAGAATTACCAAGACTGCTTCATCATACCGCTTTAAGCAATTGGACGGTAATTTCGGGGAGGGTACCGACAGCGAAAGTTCCAACGTTACAATACTCCGCTGAAAGGAAACCAAAATGGATAAGCGCATCATTTACCAAAACGACGAAGGCGGCGTGGCAGTTATTATTCCCGCTGACTGCGGACTGACGATTGAAGAAATCGCCGCAAAGGACGTGCCAACTGGCAAGCCCTACAAGATTGTGGACGTGGCTGACATTCCAGCAGACCGCGAATGGCGCAATGAATGGTCCGTTGACGAAGCTGATTTGACCGATGGAGTGGGCGCATGATTATCAAGATTGGCAGACCCGACCCCGCAATCGCACTGGCGCAAGCCCGCGCCGCCGCATCCATGCCCCGCCTCGACTTTGCCAAGATTGCCTTGCGCGAGGGTTGGATTACGGCGGCAGAGGCAAAGGCGTGGGTGCCGGGTAACGCATTGCCCCAGATCGTCACCGACATAATCGCGCAGCACATCGAGGGCGCGGACAAGCAAGTTATCGCGGAAATTAACGCGCTTGGGCAAATGGTAGTCAACCGCAATGACCTTCTGCTGCGCCTGTTGATGCTGTCCAAGAAAGTCACCGATGCACAGATGGACGCACACTTTGGAGTTGCCGAATGACACGCGCCGCCTACATCCTGCTCAGATTTGCTGAGATGGTCATATCGTCCAACAGCCGTTTGTACAATGCAGTGATACACAGCGGATCAACCCACCAGACGACCAGCGCACGGGCGCACATTGACGGGAAGACAGACCCGGAATGGGCGCGGCGTCGGGACAGAATTGACTGGTTCCTCGCATGGTATGAGGCGGACCACTGCCAACGTGCATGGCAAAATGAGGTTGACGCAGCGCGAAAAACCTTGGACCGTGCGGGCGCGACACCTAGCCAACCGGGGCGGCATGACTGAAATGATAAGAACATGGTGGCCAGTTGCCGTTACCGTCATTGCCGCGATTGCATGGCTTATCCGGCTTGAGGCGCGCGGGATATCCAACGGCACCGAAATCAAGCGGCTGTGGTCTCAACGCAGAGAGGACATGGAAGCCGCGAAAGAAAGTCGAGACCGCATGGATCGCAGGCTTGATGAAATTGCGTCGGACATAAAGACGCTGCTAAGGGGAATGGGAAAATGAAAACCAGCATCAAGGGACTAATTGAGATTGCCCGCGAGGAGGGGCTTGTGCCTGCGCCATATCTGGATGCCGTGGGTGTCTGGACGTTTGGCATCGGACACGCCGCAACATCTGGCCTTGAGCCGGACCCAAGCAAAATGGCGCGCGGCATGCCTGCCGATCTGGACGCTGCCATTACGCTGTCGTTCAAACTGTTCCGCGATCATCTTGGCGTTTTTGAGCGTGGCGTTTTACGCGCTATCACCGTGCCAATGACGCAAGCACAGTTTGATGCGTGTGTTTCGCTTTGCTTCAATATCGGCGTGGGTGGGTTTGGGACGTCATCGGTTGCGCGGCACATGAATGCAGGCAACCCAAGCAAGGCCGCAAATTCATTCCTGCTCTGGAACAAGGGCCGCGTAAACGGCAAGATGGTGCGCATTGAAGGGCTGGCCAATCGCCGAGACCGCGAAAAGCTGATATTTGAAACCGGGCGCTACCCCGGCGGCACCATTCCTGTCATGGCGGTGTCTGCATCAAACAAGCCTGTTTATAGCCGAGTCGTGCGCCAATTAACCGAGGCGCAGGTCACGGCATACCTACAGCCCCCGGTATCGCGCCCCACACCGCGCCCTGCGCCCCATGACACATCTGCGCCCGCCACGGGCATCATGGCCACGCTAATGGCCATCCTGCGCAGTCTGATAGGCAAAACATGACACTGGCAGAAATCACGGCTGTTCTCGCGCCGTTTGTTCGCATCGCGCTTTATCTGGTCACTGGCTGGATCAGCAGCGAGTTCATCGACCCGGAAACCGTGGACTTGATCCGCAATGAGCCAGCATTGGTCGCGCTAATCACGGGCGGCATTGCTGCGGTCTGGTATACGCTGGCCAAGCGGTGCGGGTGGGCGACGTGATCTGGTCCGCAATCCTATCCAGCCGCCCCGTGCGCTGGATTCTAGGCGCAGGGGTGGCGGTCCTTGCCTTTCTGGGCATCATCATGGCCCAGCGACGTGACGCCATCACACAATCGGAGTTAGACGACCATGAGAACGCTGCCGATATTCGCGCTAGGACTGAGCGCAACCTTGCTGATGAGTTGCGCAAGCACGACGACGCCGGGTGGCGCGACAAGTGACGAGATTTGCCGTCAGTGGGGCGCATCATTGCCCACACGGTCGATTGCAGACACCGCACAGACTGCCGACGAAATACAGGTGGCCTATGCAACCTTCGCGCTGGCCTGTCCTGATCGGGCGTGGATGATACCATGACTGATCCGCTGCGCGTATCCTGCCTCCATGAGGCGGCAACCCTGACCGCGGGCGATAGGGAAATTACCTACGGCCCGCCAGTCCAAAACATGCAGCACATTGCGGACATATTCAACGCATGGACCGGGCGAGACCTGACCGCGCGGGAAGTGGCCCAGCTTCACATTGCCACCAAGATGGCGAGAACGCAGACAAGCCCGACACACCGGGACAGCTACGTTGACACAATGGCCTATCGTGGGATTGAATACGAATGTGCGGTTGCCGCACTGAAATAAGGGAAAGACACCATGAAACATCTACTCGCCGCCGCACTTGCTATTGCCGCATCTACCGCGACCGCACAAGACCTGCCCTGTCTGTCGCCTGAACAGACGCCGCGGATCATGGGGCAGGGTAGCGGCCCGGTGCAGATTTGGGTTCACGCAGATGGCGCGCGGTTCATGTTTTTGATATACAGCGACGGCACTGAATGGTGTGACGGGGAGTTGATGTAATGCCTACGCCGCCTTTATCACATGAGGCGATGCAGGAAGCCGTTGACGCCGTAAGAAAGCACGGCTCGCAATCCGCTGCCGCGCGGTGGCTTAAAATGCCCGTAAAGACATTCAACAGCCGCTATAAGCGCGCCGTAGATGCCGGGTTACACCTGTCCGAAGGCGCAAGGGCCATGATGAAGCTGTCCGGTCTGGGTGGCGCGGAAATCAAGGGCGGGTGGGTTGCGGTCCTAGATGACAGCGGCCAAAAGATCGGCAACAACCGATGGACCGCGCCAACGTCATCCGAAGAAACAAGCCAATTCCTTGACATGATACGCGGCGCGATTGACGATCTGCGCGACGAAACATTCCCGGCGTATGAAATCCGGCCCGCACCCAGTGGCGATTGCCTCCTGATCGTTGATCTTGCAGATGTGCATGTTGGTAAGATGTGTGCTGAGACTGAAACGGGCCACACCTACAGCCGCGAAATTGCCGTGCAACGCATGGTGGAAGGCACGCGCGAACTGATCCGCAAGGCATCAGGATCCGGCATCGGGCGCATTCTGTTTGTCTTGGGTAATGACATTATGCACGTGGATAACGCGCGATCTACCACGACAAGCGGCACGCATCAGGACAGCGCGGGTAGCGTCCATCAAATGTATCGGGATGCCTTCGCGGGGTACGTCAAATGCATTGAACTTGCACGCCTGACCGCGCCGGTTGATCTGATATTCTGCCCGTCGAATCACGATTGGCTGATGGGTTGGTGCCTGGCGCGCGAAGTGGGCGCGTGGTTTAGAAATGCGCCGGATGTGACCGCGACAGAATATAACCTGTCGGAAATGCACCGCAAATATTACAGGTTCGAATCCAACTTGATTGGCATGACACACGGCGACGGCGCGAAAGAAGCCGACCTGTATCCACTGATGATGACCGAGGCCCGCGCGCATGTTTCAGATTGCCTGCACCGCTACTGGTATCTTCACCACGTCCACCACAAGACGCGCAAGGCGGTGGGCGTCACGACACACAAGCGCGAAAAAGATCACATCGGCATGACCATGATGCACAACGCGGCCCGCAGTATGGAAGGCGACAACATCCAGATTGAGCATGTCCGCAGCCCGTCATCGCCTGATGGTTGGCATCACCGAAACGGGTACATCAACCGTCAGGCGGTGGAGTGCTTCGTACATCACCCACACGACGGGCAGAATGGTCGGTTTACGGTGTGGTTTTAGGCGACTTACCTAGCGGTCAGGGCGGGTTGCTTCACGGTGTCACCACATAAAACGCCACACACATGGCGATGATGAGTAACAGACTGATGGCGTCGCGGATCAAGCCTGGGCGTTTGCGGGGCATGTTACCTCCGGTGCGCAGGTTGGCAAAGCGAGGGTGGTTGTTGTCAGTCATAGTCAGGATCCTCCTGTTCAAATTCGAGATCGTCGGCCAGCGCATAGATCGCCTCTTGCAGATCAACCGGCAGCTTTGACACATCGACCGCAACCCCCAGTATCGTCAGATCGTTGATCGCCACATTATCCCACTCGATCCAAGTGGGCGAGCGGTCCACGCCATAGTCGGTGACAACGCCGGTAGCGCTGAACGCCACCTCCACCTCCTCGCCGTTGTGGTTTGCAATTCCGTATACCATTGTCAGTAACTCCAGTTTGGTGTGTGGATTACAGGTTTGAAGTGTTGACAGGGGTAGCAACGCCGTGGCGCGTCATCCACACCTTGTTGCTGACCAGCACGCGCTCACCGTCGTTCTGCTGCATGGTGAGCCCTTCGGCGTTCAGCTTGGCGACCATATCGGACATACTGTCAAAGAATATCCCGCGCTGTGCTGCAAAGCGTGTGGTGTTGGTGGCCGATGCAGTGTTGATTAGGGCGGTTAGAGTGTTCATTGTTGTTCTCCGGGTTGGTG